GTATATACAATAAAAGGATATTCAACATTTTGAGGTGCAATATCTGGATATATGCGTAAACCGCAAACACCAGTAACTGCTACATCAGTTGATAATCTTCCGTATATTACTTTTCCTATCATTCCCAAAACTTTTTAGGATACATTTTAACTACTTCTTTTGCTTCTGCAATCATCTTTGGATAAACAATAGATGCAGACATATTCTTAGCTTTCATTACAATCTTTGTGCGCCATGCTTTGGCAGAGCCGTAAATCATGTGTGCATAAAAACCATCATATTTTTCATCACTATTTAAAAATGATCCATCTGGCTGTACTTTATAATGAGGTCCGATTGCACCAGTCTTCCATTTGTATTTTGTTAATAATTCGCTTAATGATTTTATTGACCTTTTTAAGTTGCCCGGCTTAACTGTGTATTTGTATTCTTTTTTACTTCCTGACTTTACACCACCTTTTGCAAATGCACTTACCTTATGGTCTTTTTTGGACATAGGAATTAATGACTTATAAATAGACAATGCAGCAGGCATTGCAGCGTTTATAACATCCATCCTTTTTTCGACAGTAATTTTACTCAAAATACTATCAAGCTCAATGACTGTTTCTGCTAAACCATTAGCAAACAAACCTCTCTTTTTAGCACCTGTGCCAGATGCTCTTTTTAAATTAGCTATTTGTTTTTGAGTTATATAGGTCATTACACATAATTTTGAGCGTATGAACAAAAAAGATTTAAGTATAAGCTATCAACACTTATCTGGACATTTTCTATTTGGTAATATTTACCAATGTAAATCAATCTTTGCTGCTCGTTTATGTCTGTCCTATATCGGCAAGTAACTCTTATTTGAGATAAGGCAGTAATCTTGCCTCCTTCGACTTCTTCTTTATTATTCCCTTTATAATCAACTGTTGCCCATATTTCTGCAACAGTGCTCCATGTTTCAGTGCCAAAACCTGTTAAACCTACGGCACGAGTAACTTGCTGAATAGTTATCCTTTCCTTTAATTTACCAATCTCTTCTTTCTTATTAAATCTCATTATAGTATTTGTACTCGATATTGATCTAATAAATACTCTGATGCTGTTGGCATCTTCTTTACATAATCTTCTCTATTGTCATAGCTATCTGCTATAATCATAAGAATTGCTTGTCTTATTTGCATAGGCACACCGGATGACTGGGAAGAATATCCAGCCGTATAAATAATGGAAACATCATTAATATTTCCATACAACGTTGGCCATGTTTTACCAAAGCCAATGTTAAGCCTTGCAGGCTTACTAAAAGTATCAACAATATACTCTGTCGCTGCAAATGTTTGAGTACTATTTTGGCTATCAGCGTATTGAAAAGAGCTCACTGCAATAACTGGAGAAACACTTAGGTAAATAGTTGGATAATTTAGCCTATCTAACTTTTCAGTAATTGTTTGAGTAATTAATGCTTGATTTAAATAACGCTCTGCAACTTCTCTGGCACTTTGTATTAATGTAGTAATCAAAGTATCATCAGCAGAAGTATCAACTTTCAAATAGTTTTTTACTTCAGACAATGTCCAAATCTCATTAACAGGTGCAGTCGTTACTTTCCAAGCCATTATATTACTTTTTAAAATGGAGGAGTATATTGCAACTCCTCCAAATTAGACTCTCCAATATTATTTACAGATTCTTTAAGTGCTTAATTGCAGCCGTTTGAAGCAATTTGCCATCATAACGAGCATACATTAAGAAACCAATTTCCATTTCGTCCATAAAACGCTCACGCAATGGAACAAGCACATTGTTTGCAACTTGACGTATTACATATTTAGACCAATCACCAAAAAAGATTATTTTTGCAGCAGTTGTTTGAGCAGAAGGCAAATCATTATTTACAAAATAATTGTAGCCTAAAAGTTTATCTGGCGCACCTTCTCTTAATGATGGTTGAAACAAAGGATTATTTGCAGTATCAAAATTTAACTTTCTAACAGCAGATAAAATATTATCATGCATCATAAATGCCGCTGAAGGACTATTTCTGTAAGCTACATCAACAGAGTGAACCAAGTCAACCAAATTAGCAGCAGTAAATGCGCCAGAAGATGCAGAAGAAACACCGGATGGAGCATTATCTCTAAATCCAGTAGGCTTACCAGAACCATCACCAGTTGTAAATGCAGTGTTTAAGCCACGACCTAAACGTTCACCTAACATAACAGGTAACTCTGTATTTAAAAGACCAAACTCATCATTTGCCCATTCAACAGATACTTTTACCAACGTGTTTAAAACGTGTGCATTAAAAGTCTCTCTTGTAAAAGTCATGTCCTGTACAGTAACCGCAGCAGCTTCAGTATGCCAGTTACCAGCAACAGCCGTATCATTTACTTTAGGATAGTACAAAGTACCTGCCTGTGGAGTAGTAATGATTCTTGAGACTGTAAGCATTGGCCCGTAATATGCCATAGTCCTTTCCAACTCATACGAAAATTGGTAAGGAATTACATAACCACCAGCTAAACCGCTTTCGGAAGTTGTGATTGTTGCCGTTCCACGCATCTCTTTAAGCATTGATGACTCGCTACTTGACAAAGACCTTTTGCAAAGTGCTTTAAAAAACGCCGAGTTGTACTCTGGAGACTTTACAATGTCTCTTTTGTCAGTTGGCAATGCGTCAAGTGTGTCTTCAATAACACTAACTCCTCTTGCCTCGGAGTTGATTTCATTCCATCTTTCTAAACGTGAAATTTGGTCTGTATAACTTTTAAAAGAACCATCTGCTTTATCCCATTGTGCGGATTCGTCAGCAGACATTAATCTACCTTCGGCTGCGGCTCTTTTTTGTAGGTCTTCCATTATTGCGTAATCGGAAGCCCGCTTTTCTCTTAATTCCTTTGCAGTCATTATTTTGTTTTTAAATTTAATAAGTGCAGGGCATTCCTGCGTAATTCGTTCTGTATATTAATTTCAGATTTTACTGATATGTCAATAACGCTTTGTAAATCTTCATCTACCTTTGCTGCTATCTGTTCATAGCTTCGCTTGGCTACCATTGTATCTGGATTAGCCGGATAGGTAACTGGTGAAACATCATATACTTTTTTAATACCTCGAATCACTCTCTTTGGTTTCATTCCCTCTCTTTCTTGCCAATCTTCAGCTTCTACGCTAAAAGCAAATGATGACTGGTAAACATCGCCACGTTTAACCATTTCTAAAAGATCATTACCTAATGTAGTATTTGGTGCCTCAAACTCATATTCCATAGCAGAACCAGTAACCTTTAATTTTAAAGTACCAGATTTAGTTCTGGCTAAAACCATGTTAGCATCATGATTAAATAGTGCTACTACATCTGTCATGTCGGAGTTCGTAAATACATCTTGGCTCATCTCTTCATCATACCAACCCATGTCATAGGCAGAGTTAAAAACGGTAGCAGTGCCTACTATTGTTCGAGATTCTGGCATTGCCCTAAACTCATAATTTATACTTCTCTTTTCCATTGTTTCTTCTTTTGAACGTTCGTCCATTATTTTATTAGCTGTTCTTTCTGCCCATGGCAACATGGTTGAACCACCCCAAGCATCATACATAATTGATCCGCATATCTCGTTATCGTTATCATCAAAATACTTGCCTTGGTCATACACTTTAGCACGACTTAAAAAGCTATATGTGCGTATCACCTCATCGTCACTTAATGATTCTCTTCCGCTTAACTGCCTTGCCCTTGTCCATCCAACTGATGTACCGCACTGGCTGCCATTATCTTCTTTATGCTGCAATGCTTTCTTTGCTGCATTTGTTGCTGACTGTGGATAGTTACTATACGGCATCGCTTGTAGGTTCTATCTTTATGTTAGACGCTAAAGGTAATTCATAACTATCTCCACCGGCATAAGGATTCATGTTTTCCTTAATTCTTATTTCGTTAGGTGACATTGCTAATACATTGCGCATGGTAGTGTAATAAGATGATCTCGCTGCCACATCTCCACGCAATAAGCCATCAAGATTAAAACGAGTGCAATAATTATATTTTTCTGCCTCAAAAAATATCTTCCTATTAAATTCTGCCTCTATCGTTTCACAAAGTGGCATTATCGTATAATTAACAAACATCTGGCTAAGTTGCTCCATATTGCTAAATGTTGCTTTATCCATATCTTCTAACAAAACACCTGGCACACCAGTCATGCGAGCAATGTCCGCAATGGTTGCCTTCTTCGTTTCATTAAAAGCTGCATCGTTAGGATTAAGACCTACTTTTTGGAAATCCATGCCTTCTTCCAAGATGGCAGTACCTCCAGCGTTTTGACTTCCACCAAATGCACGATTAAAAGAAGACTTTAATCTGTCGTATGCCTCATTAGTTAACTTGCCAGGATGTTTTAGCACTCCGTTCAAGTGTGCGCCATTCTTATAAAAGTTAGCACCATAATTTCTATTTGCTAAGGCCAAGCCGTAATTATCCCTATGTAGGTCAGGCATTTTAAATGCTTCGATTCCATTCCATGTTATATTAGGAATGTGAATAATATTTTCACAACTAAATTTTTTATTACTTTTTTTACTCTTAAACATTAACTCACCTCTCGTATTGTAATAGCTTTCTATTTGAGTAGGATCAAGAATTGTAAAGCTATTTATTCTTTGGGTAATGCTATTCCTATTTATAGATGCGTAAAACACACCATGGCTAAGGTAGTGTAATACTAAAGTTTTATAAAATGTGTGAGCTGTGTAATAATCATTAGGTTCACGAGCAATCACTTTTAAATTAGGATGCTCCTTTGCTATTCTTATGCCTCCGTTATCCATCTTCTCTATAATGTCAAACGGCAAGGATGCAATAACACCGCCAAGTATTTGTGTAGCACGGTAAAAAGCAGGAAGACCAATGATTGAATATTCATCAACCGCTACACCAGCTGCAGATCCTCTTTGAAACAATGCGCCTAATGTATCACCGTTAATTGGTGTACTTGGATTCTCTATACTCGCACGAGTATTGGAAAAAAAAGACCGCATGGTGTTAATTATTCCCATGCGGCAAATATAAACCAAGTTAGTATGAAGTAATTTACTTTAGGTAACAAGTTAAATAAACTTAATCTCCATGTAAACGCTTTTGGCTTTACGGAAACTATTGTATGTAGTATATTTTTCATCAAGACCTAAATCCTCTCTCTCCTCTTCTAATTTCTGCCATGCCTCTCGATGTGTACGACATTCACCGGATAACTCATAAAATCTATGAAAGTATCCGCTTGTTGAATTAATCTGTCTAACCTGTTGTGCATACTCGTGTTTGCGCATTAAATTCTCCATAATTAAAAGGTTTTTATTTTAATTAGGTACATTTTATAACATCAATAATCCACTTTCCCTTTCCTTCCCCTCGTATATCGTTGGCCTATCGCCTTGCATTATTTGGGCATAGGCCATGACCATGGCAACAGCACCATCTACCTTCTCTGTACTTTTAGCTTTATCTATCTTTATATTGCCGGCAGGATCTAACCGCAAAATAACATTGCTCATCATCCATTCTAATACTGGGTTTCCATCATGTGTAATCTCATTACTTAAAAACAACTTTTCTATTTCTTTAGTTGGCGCAGACATAGAAATAAAACCTTGTCCAAATGGTTTCATAGTTGCGCCATCGTTTGTCAACTGAATAACAAGCTGAGAGGCATTCCATCTATCAAAACAAATACACTCTATTTTATACTTTGCCGTTATTTCTATTACTTTGCTTTTAATAAAATCATAATCCGTTACATTGCCATCTGTCATAATTAGATGCCCATCCTGTTGCCATTGCAAGTAGGGCACACCATCACTAAGCGATCGCTCCCTAACATTGTCCTCTGGGCAAAAGTAATAAGATTTTATGTGTGGCTTAGTCAATCCTTCTTGCACCGGAAAACAAAGTACAAGTGCGCAAATGTCACGGGTTGAGGCAAGGTCTAAGCCAGCAAAGCATTTCTTATTATACAGCGTAGCATCATCAATAAATAATCTGGTTGCATCAATGTAACTTTGTGAAATCCAAACCGAGGATGTAGATGTCCATACA